AAGAATTAATAAAAAACATTTTAGATTTTAATGCTGATCAAAATATTTCTGATGGTACGATAACCAAAAAAAGTAAAAGTGGTTTAATTACTAGAAATTCTAAGGTATCTTGGATTAAAGACCAGCAGATATGTAGAAGTGTTTTTAATGAAGTAACAAATCAATTCGCAAAGTTAGATTCTCATATACACCTAAACGATATAGAACCAATACAATATTCAGAGTACGATGTTGGCCAAGAGTATGGTTGGCATAAAGATACCAACCCCACTCCATATTCCAATGGGTTAATAAGAAAATTATCTTTTTCAATATTTTTAAATAATGATTATAAAGGTGGAGAGTTTGATTTAGAAATCTATAACCCAGACGCAAATCCAAGATATATTGAAATTAAAAAAAATCCAAAAGCAAATTGTATAATATTTCATTCTGATGTATGGCATAGAGTAAGACCCATAACAAAAGGAGTTAAAAAATCTCTTGTGGGGTGGATACTGGGTAAGCCATTCGTATGAAAATTTCCAAGAAAAACGAAGTCTATTTGGTACTTGAAGACCTAGACCCCTCAACAAAACAAGAATTAACAGAGTTCTTTACGTTTGAAGTGCCTGGCTTTAAGTTTATGCCAATGTATCGTAATCGTATGTGGGATGGTAAGATACGTTTGTTCTCTCCAGCTACAGGGCAAATCTATGTTGGGTTGTTATCCTATATTAAAAATTATTGTTCAAGAAACGGAATTCAATATATATTAGAAAATGGAGTAGAAAATGAAAAAACTGTTGGACGAGAAGTTGTCTCAGGATTCGTTAAATCTCTTAAACCAAAGTCAAAAGGAAAATCCCTTAGAGTTCGTGATTACCAGATTGATGCCGTACAACATGCTGTCAGCAGACATCGTGCTTTGTTGCTGTCTCCTACTGCTTCTGGTAAGTCATTAATAATATATGCACTAGTTCGTTATTACAAAATGATGGGGTTAAGAACTCTAATATTAGTTCCCACCACTTCATTAGTAGAACAAATGTATACTGACTTTGAAGATTATGGTTGGAGCTCTGGTACATACTGTCAAAAGATATATCAAGGTCATGATCGCAAAGTAACTAAGGATGTTGTGATATCAACATGGCAATCTTTGTACAAGTTGCCTAAGAAATATTTTGAAGCATTTGGGTGTGTAATTGGTGATGAAGCACACATGTTTAAGTCTAAATCATTGACAGGGATTATGACTAAGTTACACCAGTGTAGGTATAGATTTGGACTCACAGGCACCCTAGACGGAACGCTGACGCATCGCTTAGTATTAGAAGGTCTGTTTGGTACTGCTGAAACTATAGTGACCACTAAGGAGCTTATAGACAAGAAAACACTTGCAGATTTGACTGTTAAGTGTATTGTTTTAAAACATAAAAACATTCGTGAGAAAATGACATATGCAGAAGAACTGGAGTATCTTGCAACGAATGAGAAACGAAATGACTTCATAGTTAATCTTCTGCAACACTTAGATGGTAATACGCTTTGTTTATTTCAATTAGTTGAAAAACATGGTAAACCATTATATGACCAAGTTCAAGAAACAATTACAGATAGAAAAACATTTTTTGTGTATGGTGGAACAGACACATCAGAAAGAGAAGAAATAAGAGGAGTTGTAGAGAATGAAAAGAAGTCAATTATACTTGCAAGTTACGGCACATTTAGTACTGGCATTAATATTAGGAATATTAATAACATCGTGTTCAGTTCCCCAAGTAAAAGTAGGATTAGAGTGCTCCAAAGCCTTGGCCGTGGATTGCGTAAGACCGACACTAAGTTTTCCGTTTTAATATTTGATATTGCAGATGATGTATCTCATAAGAATACTCGTAATTTTACATTAAATCATTTTTCAGAAAGAATAGCTTTATATAATGAACAACAATTTGATTACCAGATTAGTAAGGTAAAATTGTAGACACATAAATATAATTAAATACAATAAGAAAGAAGGTTAAAAATGGAAACAAATTATAAAGTCGTTAAGTTAACAAATGGTGACAATATTATTTGTGAAGCTGTGGAACATGTTAATGAAAAGTATATAATCAGAACTCCATTAAAAATGGAGGTGGTGCATGATGATGATTCTGGTAGACATATAGAATCTCTACAACTTACTTCTTGGATTTCTCCCTTTACAGAAGACAAACATTTTGAAATTAAAGAGAGTCATGTAATTGTTATTACAGCAGCCTCAATAGGATTGTCTGCTTATTATAGAAATATTGTCGACAAACAGAGTAAATTTTCTGAAGAAATTGTTGATGATTCTATTGTAGTAGATGATAATCCAACAGATGAAGAGATGTTTGATGAGGAATATGAAGAAGTTTTAAATGAAGCAACTAGTAATGATAAACCTAGATATCATTAATATATTCATATCCAACCAACACAGCTATACTACCACCGCGAACAGCCTTCTGTCAAGTCTCTTTTATTTTTTATTAGTTACTTGACTTTCACATGGCAATATAGTATAGTATACGTCTAACTTGAAAAAAGGAGTTGAGATGGCAAAAGTTAAAAAGGCAAAGGGAGAACACTATGTAGAAAACAAAGTTTTCCTTCAAGCCATGACTGAGTGGAAAGCTGAGTGTAAGTTAGCAGAAGAAGAACAAAAAGATTTACCTGAAGAAGATAGAGTTAGACCACAAGTAAATAACTATATTGGCGAATGTTTTTTAAAGATTGCAACTCACTTATCATATAGACCAAATTTTATAAACTACACCTATAGAGATGAAATGATTTCTGACGGTATTGAAAATTGTTTACAGTATTGTGGCAATTTTGATCCAGAAAAATCAAAGAATCCCTTTGCGTATTTTACTCAAATTATATACTACGCTTTTCTGCGTAGGATTGCAAAAGAAAAAAAACAAACTCACGTTAGAAATAAAATGATTGAAAGTGTTAGTTATCAATCTTGGACAGTTAACGAAGGTGACACTACTCATTATAGTGTACAGGGCTTTGATCCAAATGTAATGTTGCCAGACGAAGATGTATATAAACCAAAAAAGAAAATAGTAAATAAGACTAAAGGTCTTGAAAATTTTATGGAAGAAGATGAAGATGAAGATGTAGCGGGCAAAGGATACAATTAATTTGAAACTTGCTATTATAACCGACACCCATTTTGGTGCTCGTAATGACAATCTTAATTTTAATGAATATTTTTATAAGTTTTACGAAAATGTATTCTTTCCAACTTTAAAGGAAAGAGGAATAACAACTTGTGTCCATATGGGCGATGTTGTTGATAGACGTAAGTTTATAAGTTTTAGAATTGCAAATGATTTTCGTAAAAGATTTATAAACAAGTTTAAAGAATTTGGTATTGACTTACACATCATTATCGGCAATCACGACACCTATTACAAAAATACCAACGAAGTTAATTCTATGGAAGAATTGGTTGGTAAAGATAGATTTAAAATATACACTGGCCCAGAGGTTGTAAATTTTGATGGAACAGATATAGTCTTCATGCCTTGGATTAATGCTAACAACTATGATGAGTGTATAAATGTTTTAAATACTGCAAAGGCTAATATTTTATTTGGTCATTTAGAAATCAATGGTTTTGAAATGCATCGTGGTCAGTTTGCAGAAGGTGGTTGGGATAGAAAATTATTTAGAAGATTCGATACTGTGTTTAGTGGTCACTTTCACCATAAGTCTGATGATGGTCAAATATATTATCTAGGCACACCCTATGAAATTTATTGGAATGATTTTCAAGACCCCAAAGGATTTCATATTTTTGACACAAGTACAAGAGAACTAGAACGCATAGTTAATCCGTACACATTATTTAAAAAGATATTCTATGATGATACACAAGAGGATTATACTAAACACGATATAACACAATACAAAGATCAATATGTAAAATTGGTTGTTGTAAATAAAAAAGATTTATATAGTTTTGATAAATTTGTTGACAGACTTCTTTTAGCAGACGCATACGAAGTCAAAATTATAGAAGATTTCTCAGAGTTAGATGCTGAGAATGTATCAGATGATATTGTAGAAAATACAGAAGATACAATGACATTACTGG